GTATTAGTTACCCCTACATATGGTTTGTTAAAAGATTATACAGATAAGATTTGTACCGAACTAAAAAATAAAAATATTCCACATAAGATAGCAAAGGCAGCAAATCAAATGTTTGATTTTGATACTGAAGTATTTAAAAAATATAACTTTCCAACTGTAATCAATGCAGGATTTCTTAGTGAAAGAGATGTATCTAATAAAGCATCAAAAATTATTAACATTGTTAATAGTCAACCAGTAGTATTATATAAATGAAAACTTGTAAAATAATTGTAAAAGATGAGGTCAACGTTAAGGTAGAGGGTCTAGAATTACCTGAACGAAAAACATTGATGAAAATGTTTGAATATGATATTCCAGGAGCCAGATACTTGCCTAGTGTTCGATTAGGCAGGTGGAATGGTAAAGTAAGTTATTTTAGTTTAGGTGGGTCTAGCTATATTAATCTTTTACCAGAAATCATTCCTGTAATAGAACGTGCTGGTTATGATATTGAACTAGAAGATACTAGAGAATACAAAACAACATTTGAGTTTGCTCAAGTGTCCGAGAATACATTTTCTAACACATGTTGGCCTAAAGGTCATCCTAAAGAAGGTGATCCAGTCATATTGCGTGATTATCAAGTTGAGATTATCAATAACTTTTTGCAAAACCCTCAATGCTTGCAAGAGATAGCTACTGGTGCGGGCAAGACCTTAATGACCGCGGCATTAAGTAAAAGTATCGAACCATACGGCCGATCAATTGTTATCGTACCTAATAAAAGTTTAGTTACACAAACAGAAGCTGATTACATTAATTTAGGATTAGATGTTGGTGTATACTTTGGTGATCGTAAAGAATACAATAAACTACATACCATCTGTACTTGGCAAAGCTTAAATAATATGCTTAAAAATACTAAAAGCGGAGAAGCTGAAGTGCCAATTGGTGAGTTCTTAGAGAATGTGGTTTGTGTAATGGTTGACGAGGTACATATGGCAAAAGCTGATGCGTTAAAAACAATGCTGACTGGTGTAATGAGCCATATACCTATTAGGTGGGGATTGACCGGTACTATACCAAAAGCAAAATTTGAAGCACAATCATTATTTGTAAGTCTTGGTCCACTAATCAATAAATTATCAGCAAGTGAGCTACAAGACAGGGGAGTGCTTGCTCAATGTCATGTGAATATTATTCAGCTACAAGATCAAGTAGAGTTTCCCAATTATCAAACAGAACTTAAACATTTGTTAGAAGATACAAAACGATTGGATATGATATCGCAATATATTTTAGATATTAATCTAACTGGTAATACATTAGTTCTTGTAGATAGAGTTAATGCAGGTAAAGAACTTATAAGTAGATTACCCGATAGTGTATTTGTTTCGGGCGAAACTAAATTAACTGAACGTAAGGAAGAATATGATGAAATTGCTACTAGCACCAATAAAATTATTGTGGCAACATATGGAGTGGCTGCTGTGGGTATTAATATCCCTCGTATTTTTAACTTGGTTCTTATTGAACCCGGAAAAAGCTTTGTTAGAGTTATCCAATCTATTGGTCGGGGCATAAGAAAAGCAGAAGATAAAGATCATGTGATGATATGGGATATTACAAGTAGCTGTAAGTTTGCCAAAAGACACTTAACACAACGTAAGGCTTTTTATACTGAAGCCAATTACCCGTTTGATGTTAAAAAAATAAAATATAAATAAACCTAATCTATTGTAAATCATAGCAAATTATGTTACAATAAACAAATATACAAAGGAATACTGTGCGAATTCTTACCCTTGATGATAATAGTTATTATAATTTAGAAACCCTTCCAGAAGAAGTAGATGATTTGCGCTTTGCTATCTTAGACAATAGTACTCCACAAAATGTAGATTATTATTATATCCCATTGATCTTTTTAGAAAGTTTCAACTCACCCGCTTTGGTATTACGCATAGGTGATCGTACAATTAAAATGCCAGTAGATTGGCAAATTTTAATTGGTGAACCTGATATAGGTGACTTAGAAACATTACCCCTAACAAGTGTTAATGATCGTGGGTTCAAAGCATTTGAATTTAACCCGCTAACAGCATTTAGACCTAGCTTTTTAGATATTGAAATATTGGATATATATCACGATGTAACATGGTATGCACCTCGCTTAAAGAATGGTCAATTCTTATGTGTGCCTATTGATGATGAAGAGAAACCCAGATGTGTTTACTTTGTAAAAGAGATCAGTCGTAATTGCGAGATAGTAGATTTTAGCCAGGCATTTTGATTTATGGCAACTAAAGTACCAACAGATGAAAAGTTCGAAAAGCAAGACTTAAATCTATTTGATGTATTAGCAAAAATGGATGCTAAGGATTATGGCTATTTTGATACATTGTCTGAAGAACAACAAAAGAAGTTTGTACCCTACATGATGACTCATTGGATGAGCGCAATCAAAGGATCACATAAACTTCAGGGCTATTATGTTCGTAGCACAGATTATTATGCTAATGTACATTTGTTTAACGAAAATGTACAGAAACATCCCAAACTTCAATGGTTAATGCTATGTGCTAGTAGTGCTAGTAAGGGTAAACAGTTTCACCAATGGATACCCCACTTGTCTACAAAAATAGCATCGTTGAAAGAATCAGCTAAACAAAAAGAAGTAACAGAATATTTTACAAAAATATATCCTAAAGCAAACCCAGCTGATATTACTGATATAAGTAAAGTATTTGTTAAGGATCAAAATAAAAAAGCATATCTTGCAAAAGTTTTTCCCAATTTAAAAATCAATGATATTGAAACATTAGCCCAAGTAATTACTGACAAAGACATTGAACAATATGAAAAAGACAGAGGAAATTGACGTTCCAATCAAATATAGTTGTGAGTTTTGCAAAAGTGAATTTATAAGAGAGCGAACTCTTTTAACTCATATTTGCGAAAAGAAACAACGTTGGATCAACCGAGACCTTAAAGGTGTACGTATAGGGTTTCAAGCTTGGTTACAATTTTATGCTAAAAGTAGCATGAGCAAAACAAAAAATAAAACACATGAAGAGTTTATTAAATCTCCTTACTATACTGCTTTTGTCAAATTTGGTAATTACTGCAATGATGTTAATGCACTAAATCCAAGTAGATATATTGATTGGCTATTACGAGACAATATCAAATTAGACAATTGGACAAGTGATGCAGTCTATACTAAGTTTGTATATGAATATGTACGTACCGAAGATCCATATGATGCAGTTCATCGCACTGTACAATATTGTATAGATTTAGGTAAATCTGAAAAGATATTACCACATGATTGTTTGCGTTATATCAATATAAATAAAATATGCTATGCTATTACAACAGGTAAAATATCACCATGGTTGTTATATCAAAGTGCTAGTGGTTTACAATTCTTAAAAAGTTTGAATGCTGATCAAGAGAAACATATTATGGATTACATTAATCCTGAACAATGGGCATTGAAGTTTAAGCGAGAACCTGAATTAGCAAAAAGTATTAAAGAGTTATTAAGAGATGCAGGATACTAAAACAACTATACGAATTCCATGGCGTAAGGGAGATAATCAAATCACATGGGACCAAACATGCGTGTGGGCAATAGAACATTATGGGTTGCCGGGCAAGAAATACATTTGCCATCCAACAGAAGATTACATGGATTTTGTATTTGAACAAGAAGCAGATGCAATACATTTTAGTTTGAGATGGTTATGAGAATAGCACCACCATCAATACAACACCCGCACTTTGACAATCGGCAGATGCACAATCGGGAAGAAGTCAAACGTGAAAAATTACATCGCAAACACAACGAAAAAATAGACGAGTATGAAGGGGCAAAAAATGCAGACTGGCATAAGGCAAAACTTGAAGCAGAATGTGTAAAGATGATTCGTGATGTACGTGAAATTAATCAATATTTAAATTTAAAGCAACATATAGAGTATGCCAACTATAGATACGGATTTACCCTAGGTAATTACTTGGATGTTTATGTATGACCAATTGGACCCATGAATCTGAATATATTGATATCCATCCTGAATTCAGGAACAAATATCAATATGTATATGATTGTAAAAAGAA